TGCATAGTTACAACAATGGCTAGCGAGCTACCACTACCCTTCTCTGTCCACAGAGTTTGGAGAAAGAAAGGTTCTCAAGAAAGGAGACCCTTAGAAGCGCCGCGCATCTCGATAATTGCCAAATCTGGCCCGAAATGTGCGCCTTCCCTCGGTAGGCCATCACGGAGACGAATGTCTTCCTGAGAGAGCTGTGCGTGCAGCACTAGCATGTTGTGGGATTAGGGATGATGGAAAGATACCGTTAAATGTTGAAACGGCACTCGCCAGGCTAGCGACTCAAAACGAAGCCGGTGCATTAAAGGACCTAAAGAAGCTGTCTTCTCGAAGACGTGCAGATTGGATCCTCCGAAATGCACGGTTCAAGAGCGCGTAGCTGAGCTTCATAGGTCGTGCACTCCCGGCTGCTGATGCAGTCGCCTGCGCGAAGGCTATTGATGTTCATAAGACAGACTTGTCGTCTGCGCCTGTCGCCGTCCCTCCCAGTATTCTAGCCGATCTCTCAAGATTTGTCAATAAATGGTCGAGGAAATATCTTCGAGGATTCCGAGCACCCCTGGAGGAGGCGGCTTGGCCAAGTAGCAGTTCATGCTACGAGCTAAGCGCTTCAAAGGGGGGGCTGTTGCGGTTTGTCTCCGAAGGAGTACAGGCTAATCCAGAGTATTCGTTGCTGATTGACAACGATGACTTGGATGTAGCGTTCCTGCGTTTTGCCATCGACAGATATCTAACCCGGAAATCCGACAACAATAGGTTGCCGAAACATAGGGTGACATGTCTTGCAGAGAGAGGACTCAAGACACGAGTCGTTACGGTTGGGGAATCTTGTGACTAGATTCTTGGTCATGCAGTGAGGAAACGAATCCTTTTGGGACTCAGGAAGTGTTAGGGCACGTACGCTCCGCTTGCGGGTGCAACTGCTTAGTAGATCATAGATGACCTTTAAGGGGGTCATGGGGAGGTTTTAGTCTCCACCGATCTTACTAGAGCGACAGATTTGCTACCATTCGATTTATTGGCCGCAGTCACCGATGGACTGAAGAAGTCAGGTCGGCTTTCGCCTATGGAAATTGATATCCTTTAAACACTCACCGGTCCTTAGACCTTAGAATATTCTGATAAAACCCTGACTTCGTCCAACGGGACATTGATGGGGCTTCCTACATCGTGGTGCTACCTGT